TGAAATTGATAAATCAAAAGGTATAAATTGGAAAGCATTATCAAGAATCAAAGAAGTAAAACCAACAGTCAAAAGATATTTGTATAAACACATCAGTTCTAAAGTAGTAGCAATAGATGATGATGAAAGAGAACTTGCGCTTTTTCTACCTACAGAACGATTCAAAAAAGAAAGCAAACTCGTTGTTTGGGGAGATAGTAGGAGTATGATATAATGGCAACAATACAAAGCATAACAAATTTTCGTTCTACTTTTGAACCAGTACCTGTCAATAGATACGTTGCTCGTATAAGCAGAGGCGCCTCGATGAATTACAATGTTGAGACGGATAGAATGATGTCATTTCGTTGTGAAAGTGCAGAATTACCAGGCAGGTCACACGCAACTAATCCACAACAAATATATGGTCCAATTAGAAAAATCCCATACAACTCTTCATATATTGATACTACATTAACATTTATGTGTTCTAATAATTCTATGGTAGAAAAAGGATATTTTGACGAATGGCAAGATGAGATACAAGACCCTGATAGTTTTGATGTGGCATACTATGATGATTTGACAGGTTTGGTTTCGGTAGATATACTAAATGAACAAAATGCCACAATATATTCAGTTGATATGATAGAAGCATACCCTCTTAATGTAAGTTCAATAAATGTTGGATGGGGACAAAACAATGAATATATGAAATTTTCAGTAACATTTTCTTTTAGAAAATGGAAAAGAAAAATCGGAGAGACGACATTCATAAGTAAGGGTGGACTCCTCGGACACGACTCCGCAGGATAATAGTATCAAAAGAGTAACGATAACAGAAGAGAATAATATAATTGAAGCACTTACTGGATGAATTATTAGTAAGTGCAGTTTATATTTAATCATGACACAGGCTAACTTGGAGAAATTATGGCTTTACCAGTGTTGACTGCTCCAACACATGAAATGACTCTTACATCAACTGGCGAAACACTACAGTTTCGTCCATTTTTGGTGAAAGAGGAAAAAATATTGTTGATGGCATTAGAAAGTAATGATGATAAAGAAATGATGAATGCAATGAAGCAAATCATTTCAAATTGTATAATAAATGAGGTTAATATTGAAAAAATACCTCTATTCGATATACAATATTTGTTTTTAAAAATAAGAGGACAATCAGTCGGAGAAGAAGTAATTTTAAGATTTAAACATCCAGAAAATGAAAATTCAACTACTGATGACTGTAAACATATTCAAGAATTTAAACTTGATATATCAAAAATAAAACCTGAAGCAAGAGAAGGACACACAACAAAAATAGAAATATCTAATGATGTAGGTGTCGTTATGAAATATCCAGGTTTAGAAATGTATGAAAAAATAATAAGATTTGAAGCGGAAGATAGTAATACTACTGATGCAATCTTTGAAATAATGACAGATAATATTGAACTGATTTATCAAGGAGAAGATACTTTTTATAGTGAAGAACACACTAAAGAAGAAATGACATCCTTTTTAGAAAGTTTAAGTACAATACAATTTAATAAAATTAGAGAGTTTTTTCAAACTATGCCATATTTAAGACATGAATTTGATTATACATGTGATAAATGTGGGCAAACCGAACATGTATCATTGAATGGAATAGAAGATTTTTTCGCATAAGCCTGTGTCACGAATCTCTTCAAAACCATTATTTGACAAATTTCAATTTAATGCAGCATCACAAATATAGTTTAACTGAACTTGATAATATGATACCATTTGAAAGAGAACTTTATATGCAATTATTAATACAACATATAAAAGAAGAAAACCAACGGTTAAAAGACCAGCAAACATAGAGACAATATGGCCAGAAAAACTTTAGGTAAAATGGAGTTTGAAAATTTAATTAAAACTCTCCAAGAACAGAATTCGGAACAATTAACGGCTCAACAAGAGACCACTAAAGGTGTTCGTAGTCTTCATGCTTATTTTATAAAACAAGATAGGGCCGATACTAGAAGACGGCTTGAAGATGAAATGGAAAATTACAAAAATGCCGAAAGTGTTCCAAATAAACCTAAAGGAAAAGGATTTAGTGGAAGACTTCCAACTAAAGGATTATTAGGTTCTCTTGCAGAGTTCTTAATTACTGGTATTTTAGGAGCAAAAGGAGGAGCACTTTTTAGAGGACTATTTAGAAGTTTAAAATTTGCACCAAGTGCCTTACTTACCTTTGGAAGATTATTGGGCGCGGCAATATTAGTTCCCGACCTTGCACATGCATTTGGCGAAGCCTTTAAAGAAGATTCGCTTGCTGAAGGACTAAAAACTTTTATTAAAGAATTTTTTGGAGGAAAAAAAGGCCAAACATTTGCCGAACAAATGATGTCAAATGTCGCAAAAGGTGGACTTTTAGGGTTTGCAGCATTTGGCCCAAAAGGTGCAATTATAGGAGCAATATTAGGTGGAGCATTTACTGCATTAGATGAAACCTTAGGGCTTGAAAAAACAATAGAATTGGGAACATATCTAAAAGATTATCTTTTCGGGGCTACAGGATTTGCATTATTAGGCGGAGCCGCATTATTAAAATCAAGATATTTCAAAGCCAATTTATACAAAGGCGGTTTTAAAGGTTTAGCGAGAATGGGACCAGCTGGATTTTTAGCTATGGCATTAATAGGTGGAACATTATCATCGTTATCAAAAACCTTAACTGGTGGTGGGCCTGATGGGTTAGGCGACACAATTTGGAACACATTGTTTGGTTCAAATTATTCTGGAGGATTTTCTATTGCAGAAAGTGCATTTTGGGGAGGCACAGTTGCTAAACTGTTTGGTTATGGTTTACCTGGACTAATATTAGGAGCATCAGTAGGGATAGCATTTAAAAATGCTGATGATGCTATGAGAAGAGATATGGGTAAAGGGCTTGGTGATGCATTATATGATGCGTTTAGTGATTTTTGGGGACACCTAAATGATTTAGTCGGTTCATGGTTAGGCAATAAAAAAGCAGAAGCACGTTTAGCAATGAGTGGACATCAAGGGAAAAAATTTGACCTTATCAATGAATTGACTTCTCAACAAGGGATGAACGAACGTGGAGAAATACGAAAGAGTATGTGGCCAACGTTTCTGGAAAGAACTAGGGCACGAAGACCTGAAATAACAGATGAAAAAGAAATTGCAAACCTCACGTCGAAAAGCACAGGGAGTGATGAAGCAATCGCCATGGTAAATTTTGAACTGTTAAAGCGCAAGTTTGGCGACGATAAATTATTTAAAAAAATATTTAAAGGCACACCAGGAAAAGATTTAACGATAAATTATGACCTATTACATGAGAATCTGATACATGGGTTAGGGGAGAAATTAGGACTTAAACAAAAGAGCCTGAACCCCTTCGGGACAGATATAGACTCAATTCTTGAGCTAATGCAAGACATAGGAGCAAACAGACGAAAAGCTGGGATCGTCGAAGCCAATTCTGATGCTTTAGGTGCTAAGAGATATACCGCTCCAGCATTAACAATCGTTGGAGATGCTCCATCTCAAGGTGAAATGATTTTTACCGACAGACAATTTGAAAGGATGGCCAATGCAATTGCAACTCAAAAAGAAAATCAAACTCTTTCTGCAATAATGCCTATGATGATGGGAGGAGGAGGAGGAGGTGGAGGAGCATCTATGCCAGTAGTCAATAACTCATACTCATATCAAAATGTAGATAATGTTGTAACAGAACTTCCTGCCACAAGTATTTTAAACATGACAAATGCACTGGCATAGATGATTTAAAACTTACTCGTTTGCTAATTTAGCAAAATAAGACATTTCTTCGTCTGTTTCTCCACCATTATCCGCATAGTCTTCAGCAGTAGAAGGCTTTGTAGGAGTCGTAGATGGCTCAGCAGTTTTATACATTTGAGTCACCTTTGGCGAATCAAGCCCAAGAACAGTATTCAAACGTTCTTGAAGTTCCTCAAATGATTTGAAGTTCGATTCATCTGAAAACTCAGTCAACTTATACTGGGTTTTCCAAACAACTTCAAGTTCTTCATCTTTCTCAAGAAGCTGAGATGGTTTCTCAAATTCACTCTTATCGTAATTTTGAAATCCTTCAACTTTACGAATCTTCAATTTGAAATTTGCACCCTCCCATAAATCAAAAGGATTTACTGGAGACTCATCTTCAAATTCGGGATTCATCAAATCATTGACTTTATCGAAAATCTTCTTTCCATATTTGTAAAGAAAAACTTTACCTTCATTTTGAGGATTCTTTGGGTCACTCACAACATAGATATTTGAATAATATGAAAGCCTACGTTTTTGCTTACGTGCAATTTCCTTGTTGGCTTCAATACCAGAGTTCCAAAGAGTCCTGTTATAATCAGATACAGGGTCTTTGTTACCAAGAGTAGTCAAAGAATTTTCAATATACCATTGTCCAGTCGGACCTTGAAAACCATGATTGAACACTCTCGCCCAAGGAACATCTTCACCTTCTACTGGAGGAAGAAAACGAAGTACAGCATAACCATTACCAGACTTATCGACTTCTGCCTTCCAGATTCGGTCATCTGCATAATTTTTCGTTTCTGTTTCGGGATTGTTTATTTTACTGATTTCATCATTCAACTTCTTCATGAAATCATTACGGGACTTTTTAAGATTAGCTAACGACATATTTTCCTTATTTCGTTGTATTAGATATATTACGCTTAAAGACAATAGTATAACACAATTGTTACACTATGTCAAGTTTTCTCCGAAGCATGCCTCGGAATTTCGTCTTATCCACCTCCAAAAATGGAGTATATTTTTGTACCTTTTTGCGGAAATCGGGCCAAACAATATTTTCAAAAATTTGTTTGTCCCACCTCGGCACAAAATTTACTAGAGCATTAAGTATAATAAAAGTTTCAATCATTATATATCTAGCAAGACAAAATTTTAATAATTTTGGATGCTGACCATTTTTGATTTCAAACAATTCATCAAACTCATACTCATCCAAAAGTTTGTCAATATCATTAGTAAACATATATGACAAACTTTGAATTCTTTTTTGCCAATCTCTATAAGAGATTTCAGCTTGTTCCGTCAACGTATCTGTAATCCAAAAATTCTCATTGTCTACAAAATTTGCTACAAAAAAAGTTTTAATCTCGTCATCTTTATAATTCTTAGATAATTTTGTAAATAGAAATTGGTCTTTACGTTTTGAGAATGTTACTTTAGATGTCCTTATACGACCCTTATACTTGAAGTAGTCGTAAGAAGGTGACTGAAAGTGTCTTTTGATAGCAAGATATTCTTTGTAACATTCATAAGGTTCCACTTTAATCATAGTCCAGGTATTTTGGTTGTTTTAGGTAAAAAATGCAGTTCTTGCGCTTCTTCTCGTACTTTTTGCTTTAAAGCGCCTTGTACAAGTTTCCCAACCGTTTCAGGTTCAACATTATTCAGTTCACAATAATATTGAAGTGCATCAATATAAGTCAGCTTTTTCTTCGTTTTAATATTTTCAATTGTTAAAGTAAAATCTTGAGGTGTTATTATTTTTATCATATTATGTTATTCTTGTCCTTTATTATGTTGTTAATTGAATTCTTAACCATCTCAGGTGTAATGCTCTTAGTACAAATAAAATCATTATTATCAGGACACCAATCCCATTTATTAGGGTCAAATGTATGACGATTATAACAACTATTGCACACATCTGAATTATGAATTCTTTCGCAATCAATTTGAAATTCCGAATCAGGATTACTAAATCCAGATATCAAAACCACTGGTTTTTCAAGAGACCATGCTAACCATGACAATCCCGACCCCAATCCAATAAAAAATTCACAACCATTTACAGTTGCGATAGTTTGGTCTAAAGTTCTGTCATGTCTATGAATTACCCCTTCAGGAGCAGAATTCATATATTTACCTGAACCAAAAATTTGATGTTTATCAATACACACAACATCATAATTCAATTTTTTTAAATATTTTACTATTTCATCCCATCCTCCTCCATAATTCCAATATTTCGCTTGAGCAGTTGATTGCATACCTATACACACATATGGAGCTTTCAATTCTGCTTCAATTTCATTAACTGCTATTTTAGCACGTTCTTCAATATAGTCAAGTCCTAAGATACTAGAACAAACTTTTTGCAAAGGAACATTTTGTGCATCTACTGGACAGGTATCAGAATTTGTATTTAACCAGCCAATCCAATATGCATGTTTAAATTTATCACTTGTAGAAAAAGATGTATGATCATCTATAAATTCTATATTAGGATATCTTTCTCGGAACAAATGATTGAAAAACGTAAAGCAATATACCTTGCATTTATGTTTCAACTGAAATTGATTCACAGACCCTATCCATGCAAGATTATCACCTAATGCACCAGAATCGAAATGAATATAAACTGCCTCTTTTGATAGGTCCATATCATAATGATATGCAACTCGGCCCGTATTTTTATCAGTTACAACAATTTCCCAAGGAACATAATATCCAATCGTACTAGCACACCAACAATTATTTTTAATTACATTTTGATATAAAACTTGATTCGTATTTTTATTTAAAAAAGATACATCATATTCTTTTTGGTCATCTCCTAAAATTTGTAAATATGGGTTGGTCTTCATATCTAAAATAAAATTATTTTTTTCAATTTCAGGTTCTTTTAATACTTTTTCAGTATGATTATATGCAAAAATTAATCTATCTTTCATTGAGAAAGGCTTTGTATATTTTAATTCTCTAGCTTCATAATAATAAGATTCCAATTTATCAAAAATATTACTCCAATCTCGTTCTCTCGCAAATGACCTTGCTATTTTAGATTGTTCATCATAATCATTAATAACAGTTTCAATGCCATTTACAATAGTATCAATATCTCTTGTACATTCAAATAATCCAGGTATATTTACATCATCCTGCATTGTCCCCACACACGGTAAACCACATGCCATTGCTTCAAGAACTGCTAAACAAGGTTGGCCTGTTTCAATCGTTGCTGGATGTATTATTATATGATGTTCATTAAGTAATTCTCTTAATTTGGGCTTTTCAACATTGCCTGCTAATTCAATATTAATATCATTGTTACACTCATCAATAATTTTATAATATTTTTTATTGTAATTATCGTGTATACTCTCTGGACCAATTATAGTAATGGGTAAATTCATTTTATGTGCGGCCTGTATTGCAAGATGAAATCCCTTTCGGTCATCACCACCTCCTACACAACACAATCTAATATCAGACGATTTTTCTACAGGAAAATAAAAATTGCTATCTACTCCATGGTCTAATTTTCTCATTTTTTCAGGATAATCAAACCAATCAATCATATCATTTGTAGGTATTAATGTAAATAAAGAATTTTTAATAGTCTCGTTATTTGTATTATGAAACCATGAACCTTTACCATTAATTTTAGCAAAAGTATCATGCATTGTAAAAATATAAGGTATACATCTATCGTGTGTCAAATCAAAAAATCCTCCTGTGTGATTATGA